CCCCAACTGAATCTTTTCTACTACGCCCAACAGCAAACCCGATAACCAAAATGCAATTTTTCAAACAATTCTTAACTAGAGCTTCGGCTCCAACCAAGATAACAGATGGTATGGTCTGGTTTAAGACAGACCTGAAGTTAAACTTGGTGGCTGTTGGAGACAAGGAAGAACCACAGCGCGACACCCAGCACCAGAAGACGGTGCACGAGACTGGTATAGACCAGCACATACCTGAGGTTTTAAGCACTCAGGATGCAGACAAGCTGTTCAGCAACTATCTGATGCGGAATGCATCGCCTTGTGTCTCCAAAGGCACTGTGTACGGGGTGCGCAGTGAGCTTCAGTTGTTAGTGAGATCTCATTCTTACTATGGCATGAACAAAGCAGTACTTGACTCGAACGGCACACCAAACCCAGCAGCTGTTGTCAAACATCTGCGTGAGATCAACACTAGTGTAGATCTTAAGGAGCCACGTCTGAACAAGCTTTTCAACTGTGCGGTAGCTGAAGATTTCTATGACAATTCAACCTCATTGTTAGTGTGTATGTTGATGAAGTACTACACCTTGGAGTTTGACAAACGAATGAATGTGAGTGACCACACAAAGAAGTTGACCAGAACACAGGTGCAACAGATAGAAGACGCGCAGATTGACCAAAAGGTACCTCTCTTTGCTCAAATGTTGAAGGAGGGACAAGATGGTGTGGGATGCGCTGAGAATGACCATAGGATGATGTACCTGGTAGATGCGGCTTCACTATGGCTACATGGGACTGAAGAGCCTATGTTAGAGATGAGGCTCAAAGTCTGGAACATGTACAGTTATAACGACGGGCATAGTACGAGCGGAACACACTTTGGTGATCATTTTGGTTTCGTGAGAGGTCGTTACTTGCGACATGATAAGTTTAACTGGGCCATACATAATTCTATGTATATCAAAGCAGAGAAGCCAGGCCTGCAAGACACTGACGCACTGATAGAAGCGCTGTCGGCTTGGAAGGGTCACCTAAATATGACCAACCTCACCGAGGAGGAGTCGGCTCTGTTAGATTGGTGTCTGCATGGTAATCTCAGGTGTTCACCCTTTTTGATAGATCAGGATTTACAGTTCGGGTTGGAGCATGATAGTATCCGTGGTGTATACCTCGGGCGTATAGGTAGTATAAACAAGGCTATAACACCAACACAGATATTGTCACTGTACAACAAGCTCGTCAAGAGTCACCGTTGGTATGAAGAGTCACTGGCGGCAAAAAACTTGTTAATACTGGGTATGCCAACCGTCAACGGAGACAGTAGAGTCTCATTGGTGGACCTATGTACCTCGGAGACTTGTGTTGCCTGCCCTAGGTCTAAAAAGGGCTGTATTTCAGTGTTTTCTGGACGGGGAGGCCGTTAGCCTGACCGCCACAGCGTTGGAAGATTACAAGGATTCAACGAACTCCATCCAGTCAGACTTGATAGCACCAAGTATGTTGTGTAACACGGCATGGTACTGGGGTGAGTTCATGTCCAGGAATAACGCTCTCGATGTGTATGACCTGCACCGCAAGCTTATGCAGCCAGATGACGCTGAGATTCGTGCGGATTTACGCTCAGATGCTATAGTTAGCGCTGTGTTGGGTACAGGCATACGGAAATCCTTGTTCCCGGGTACGGCAACTTACATCCCAGGGGGGTTGTCGGACCACTACGGGATAAGAGTCAAATTTGGTAATGTCAACATAGTCGAATCACGCGAGCACGGGTATGATATAGACCCCAACTATGTGGTAATGAATAAGTTGGTAGCTCCCAGTGGTGTTGCCATGATTACAGGCCTACCCGGGACACTGCAAAATTCCACGCCCTACGGGACTATATTCTCAACCAACCCCATGGTTAAGAAGTACGATTGTGGCAACTGGCGTGACGCTATGAACTACAACGATGTCTGGGCGCATGGGGTCGTGGCTAGATGGAATGGACATGATCTAGATTATGCCCACCCCAAACATGATGGTAGGCATACTGTGTATGCTGCTAATGACGTGTCAATAGCGATGCCACCTGTGCCACCTACAGCTGACACAAACCCGACTTCATACATGTTCAGAGGGATGCACCCAAGGAAGTATGGCTTCGGCACATCTTTCCAGTGGGTTACAGACCGCAAGTTAACATTTAGATGGGCTAGGACTCAAAGTTATATGCTTGATGAACCTAAATGGCGTTCACCGCCAGCATATGTGCATGAGGCGCCTGCTATGAACGGCCTAACTATGACGGCCACTCCCCTATCTGCTTCTGAATACGTAACCACGCTCGTGTGTAAGTATGATATCCGCACTTCGGGTTTTCATCTGAGTTGGTCGAACGCGGGAGTAGTACTACCGCAGCGACAAGGGCCATCCGAGTTGTTGGCACAAGAAGCGAGTGCAACGAACACGCAAGGAGTGAGCACGGGAACGGAGCGAGGACCAGGGCCAGCACCACCGGATCTCCCGCCAACATGACATGTTCAGCCGTACCTCTATATCTTGAAGATATAGGAGATGGCAAAGTGCAGGACACTGACTTTTCTAACGCCACGTACACTCTTTTCGATTTGATGGACGGTATAAACACAGGGCTGGAACCAGGGTTTTTTCGCTTTGGAGAGGGTGGTTTGGCCCTCCATCCGCTGTACTTCAACAAACTTGGGGTCACAGCGTTGTACATACATATAGACACTCTTTTAACGGACAAAAATAACATGATACTTGCACGTATCAGCAGGATACAGTACGGGCCAACACTCTTTCCCTATGGGCCTTGCACTGCCTGGGACATCATGCACTACCTTCTTTATATTACGAGCCGGTCTCACCACAAAAACGCGTACAAGGAAAGACGCCACAACGTCACTGCTATGTTTGATGGTCTAATTAGCCCACCAACCCACAGGATATCCGCCAATCATCTGAGGCACTGTACTGTTGCAGAGCTGCGATCTATAGGTTTAGCATATTTTGAGCAGAACTGCGACTTCATACTAAACTGTCTTGACAGGTTAATTGGAGTGGGGTGCAATGAATCGATGATATGTGGGCTCCTATTATGGGCTGCATCAGTCCCTGACCCAGTAAAGAGTCTAGTGTCTTCGAGTGCTATCTGGACATGGAAGTATGACAGCGAATCACACTTCGTGAGTACTTTGAAAACCAAGTTCACTAGCCGTCTGAAGGCCTTACAGAACCTAATTGACGTGGACCTGACACCGTTATTCGAGCTTGAGGTTTTGGTAAACAGGGGACCTGGACAGGTAGACTGGTCGGCAGAGAAGCTACATAGGACGCAACCTACAACAGCGAACATATCACCTACATTTACCTACAACACGGCAGTAGGCTTATTTAACAAAGCACGTGCGCAGAGGGTTAGGGTAAACAAGCTAACATGGGAACAGTTCTGGGCCCGCAGGTGGCAGCACACACCAGTGGGCGCAATCCACTCTCAGTATGAAGAAGACGCCACTTACTTAGCAAGACAGCGTGAACTCCGAACAAAGCTGTACACGGCTTGTGCCATGCCTGACGACATGCATATGAAGTTGCGATCCAGGAAACCGGAGATGTTAGCCTGGCCATCGACAAAATATGAGTGGGGTAAACAAAGAGCCATATATGGTGTAGACTTCACAAACTTCGTCCACAGCACGTTCGCGTTCGGGGATATGGAAGAGGTCCTTAGTAAAGTATTCCCTATAGGCAGCTCAGCGAGGCCGGAGGCAGTCAAAAACACTATCTCAGAGATTTCTAGAGACGGGGTACCGTTCTGCTTCGATTTTGAAGACTTCAACTCTCAGCACACGATACCAAACATGCAGATGGTAATGTTGGCATACAAAAACGTGTTTTCCGATGTTTTGACTCAGGAACAGTTGGCTTCTATTGACTGGGTTATACAGTCTGTAGACGAGATGAAGATAAAGTGTCCAGAAAGTGGCTGGTACAAAGCAACTGCGACACTACTATCTGGGTGGCGGTTAACCACAGCCATAAATACTGTCCTAAACTACGTGTATACACAGCAGATGACGGGTGATGTTGAGGTGCCGTCTACGCACAATGGGGATGATGTCTTTTCTTCTGTGACCAAACTGCGGACAGTACGCGACTTCGAACGTAACGCTAGGAGACACAAGATACGTTTCCAATCAGCGAAGTGTTTCTTGGGCAGTATTGCCGAATTCTTAAGGGTTGACCATCGAAACGGGGGTGGTGGACAGTATCTGGCCAGGGGAGTGGCGACATTTATCCATGGCCCGACTGAGTCAGTGATACCTAACGACCTTACATCATTGCTGAAATCAATGGAAACTAGGAGGACAGAATTATTAGAGCGTAATGCGAACCCAGGTGTGGTGAACAAGTTCTTCGTGGCCATGATGAAATACGTAGCAAAGATATGGCGTAAGACGTTAGGAGAGCTCAGCATAATATACGGGACACATGTAAGTCTGGGTGGGCTCTCAGAAGAAGTGACAGAGGCATCTACCAGGTATCAGATCGTCAGGACAGTTATCAGGAAAAAAGTTGGCAATGATGCGAGTCAAGATGATACTACACAATCCCATAAGGGCGAGACTGAAGAAGTAAGTGGTGAGGGGGCGACTAACGAGGCGGAAACCGAAGAGGACAGGACATACTTCCCAGGAGCATGGGCCTATGCTAGGGCTGTCACACGTCGAATCATAGATAAGCAATATCTACAACAAATTGCAAACGCAGCGACCAGAGCTATTCG